GTTCCAAAGCTTTTCAACTTCTCTGAACTTAGCACCGGGAGAAGCTTGTGGATATAACTCACGAGACTTATCAATCATCTCTCTTAGTTCTGGCATAGACCTTCTAATTATTAATGCTCTATGTGCAGCTCTGTGTGCTTATCTTAGTGGGTCAACAATCATGGCATATGATTTACCACCACCAGCAGCTCCACCATAAAGAACATCTTTTTCACCAGCAGCTAGAAAGTCTGTCTGTGGACCCTCGTTCGGATGAAAAATAACTTTTGAGTTTTTAATTGTTTCTTGAATTGAAGGTTCAACTTCTTGTAAGTCTTCTTCAGAAACAATATTTGATGAGGTTTTTTCTGTAGCTTTTTTTAAAACGTTTTGTTGTGATTTTAAACGTTGTTCTTTTTGTTGAAGATTTTTTTTATCTTTATCTAATTTAGTCTTTTTTCTTGCAAGTTTCTTTTTATGAGTTTCTTCTAAAGAAGGTCCAGAATCTAAATAGTTTTTTAAAGAAACATGACTAATTTTTCTTTCTGTTTCTTGTTCAATTAATCTAGAAGCTTCTCGTAAAGAATATTTTTGTTCTTTTATTCCTTGTAAGTATTTTTGTAAAACTTTAAGCTCAAGTGTAATAGGTTTAAAATATCCTTCTATTTCACTAACTTCATATCCAAAAGGTGTGGTTTTACCTTTTTTCTTTATATACCCTTTAGGGATTGACATTACTTAGCCTTTTTCTTTTTTCCGAATATTCTATCCCAATTATCTCTATAGTCTTGTGTATAAAATCCTGGTCTAGGATTAGCACCCTTGCTTCCGTGTGAATTTTTATAAATTGGAGACTTAAATGTATAAGGCTTTTCGTCACTGCCTATTTGTTTACTCATATTACCATTTAACCTTGTCAGCCCAGTAAGCTGCTGACATTTTACCTTTTGCAATGTTCTTACCGTGTCTAGCTTTGAAAGACTTACGTTTAGCTTTCATACGAGCTGATTCACCTGCTTTAGGTTTACCTGCAGTCTTAGCACCCTTTTGTCCAAAGCGTATAGTTTTAATCTTACTACCTTCTTTGGCTACTACAATGTGTGACTTTTTAGGATGATTGGGAGTACGTTTGGGTTTATTGTAACCACTTACTCCTGCTCGTTTTAATCTGGGGTCAGGTTTGCTAGGCATTATCTTTTCTTTCCTTTATGTAATCCATGACGAGCATGTTGTTTACCTTTAGCAGTAGCTGCTCGTTTCTTTTTATTAGCTGCTGCAAGTTTCTTTTTACCTGCTGCAGTTGATTTTAATTTTTTAATTGTTTTAGAAGGTGCATACACCTCACCAGTTTCAGAGGACTTCTTTCCACTTGGAGTTCTCCACTTTTGTTTTGTCCATTTCTTTAAAGACTTCTGAGACTTTTTAAGTGCCATTACTTATATCCTCCACCAGCTTTTTTGTATGCTTTGGCTAACATCTGAGCTTTACGTGCAGACCACTGTCCGGGTCTTCCACCTTTAGAACCAGCCTTGATTCTATTAAATATTCTTTTACGCATGGTGGGTTTAGTGTAGTTACCTGCTTCGTTTACTTTAGACTTTTTAGCCTTACCACCTTTTCTAAGTTGTAATCTTTCTAATAACATTAGTGTACTGTCCTATCTTCTTCTTTAGGGATTGTATTTAAGTGTTCTTGTTCTAACTCATCATCTACATAGATGCTGTCTAACTCACCCACAACAACCAAATGGTTTTGAGCTGCAGCTAGTTCTGCTTTTTCATAAGACGAAGCTACGATATTAGGACCTGCAAAGGTCGTACCGTAGGCTTCGATCTCAGTCAGAAATATCTTCATTGTATTATTAATCCTATACACCACCCAGCTATAAAAATTAAAGAAGCTTCAAACGGATGTTTTCGACAAAATAAAATTAAAGAACTAAAGTATTCTTTCATTAAAATATGATAGCTCCAAGAATAAAACCTAAAACAAAGACAACACCGTCTTGTTTAGGGTTAGTTTTAATGTGATGTATTAAGTTATCTAGGTAATTCTTCATAATCGCCTTCCTCTATGTTGATTGTTTGTTTTTCTGGTAGTATAAAAATACCACCGCTTGTATTGTGATTGACTTCTAATCTATCTTGTTTTCCCAAACCAACTCTGTCAAGAATTGTTTGAGCTGCCTGTAGCTTTACATTAGCTTGTGGCAATGCATCAGCAGTCTGCATAACTTCAACAAGTTTAAAAGCTGCTGAAGGAGCTTCCCTTGCAAGTACGTTCTGGGCTAATTCAACTATTTCATCTTTAAGACTTTTAATTACTTGGTAGTGATTGCCTGAGTATCCTGCAAGTTCTGCTGAAAGTTTTAAGTTACCCTTAGTTTCAATAATACTATCTAAAAATAACTGTTGTTTGTCGGTTAGTTTTCGTTCTGCCGGTAAGTTGCTCATACCTTTATTATACAGCTCTAAAATAATTTGTCAAGTTTTAGATAAAAAATTAATAAAAGTTTACAAGAGGGCTTGACAAAACTAAAATATACCTATATAATACCTTTAGGTGCCGCAGGGTTTGTATAGTATAAACATCAGCAGCACTGTGTACAGACCTGTCGGGTACTATATAGTTCTTTATAGTTCCACAAGCCCGACCTAACCTATCGCAATGATGGCTTAACACTTGAAAATCCTGTAAAATGTATAACCATTAGTATATATGGGTAGCACCCCCTAGGGTGATCCAGCCTACCCCCTTACTTTAAAGGGTCTAAATAGCAAGGAAAAAAAGACATTAGAAACTCTAAAGACTTTAAAGACTTTAAAGAGCTCAATGAATGTTTTAATTGGGAAGCCTTGGGAAGTTCTAAAAAGTTTTTTATGTTTAACAGCCAAAATATAAAGATTATGTAGCTGTTATATAACTTTAAAGACTTAAAAGGATTTAACAGTATCTAGCTTAAATTATTGATCTTGGGCTCATTCCTCTTAAATCTTGGGTAATAACTGTTAAATCTAACAGCTCATTCATTAGAGCTTGTTAAGTTCTAGGAAATATCCCTTTATGAGATCGTAAGAGAGCTTGTAAGAGCTTAGAAATAAAAAATGATACTTGGGTATTGGGAAGACTTAAAAGAGCTTAGAAGAGCTCAGAGAAAAGACAGACAAAAAAAAGGGCTCTAAAAAGAACCCTTTAAATTTTAAGTATTTTTATTAATTCATTGTTTTACCTCTCTAAGTTTTGCCCATTCTAAAAGGGCTAAAAATTCAGCTTGTTTTTTACTGTCTACGAAATACCAAGAATTAAATTTTCTTGGGTATTTAACCCCGTCTATTTTAACCTTACAAGCTCTAACATTTCCTGAAATGTCTTTTGCTGTTTTAGTTATCTTGATATGCATTTTTAGACCTCTTTTTTACCATTGATCAATAAAGCTGTACATCTTAATTCCTTAATGTCCTCTTCATTTTCAGCGATAACATTTTTAACAGTAGTTCTATAGAGACTTACTATATTTCGCATTACAAATAAAGCATCAACAACATTTTCATGCTCTGTTGTGATGCCATTGTTATAATTAATATGCATCATAATTAAACCCTCTTAGTTTTTGCTGTCGATTTCTTTGCAACCTTGGGAACACTAAACAAAGTTTTTGGAAATGTTTTAGCTTTCAAATATTTATCTAGTTTAGATAAATCTTGAATGGGTGTAGCCAGTTTCTTTTCCTTGCTGTATTCCAAGAATGCTTTTTTCAAATGATTTTGAACCTTGAAATATTGAGCTTTCCGAATACTTGCATCTGTTGAAGCATCAGAAACTTTATTTGCCAAATGATAAGCTACAGAATTAATTTTTCTATATGCTTGGTTAGTTCCATCTTTACTTAATATTTTCATAATATTTTTTCCTTTTAAAATACTGTATATGTATACAGTGGTTAGTTATGCCTTTCGGCTCTTAATCAAATGATACTCTTTTTTTTTCAGAATATCCAAATTATTTTTTTAGCTCTAATTTTTGAGCTCAAAAACAACCCAAAAAATCACCCTGAAAAACTACTGTAAATATATACACTAACTACTTTAAAATTTTAAAGTTTTAAAACAGGCAAGGATTGCAACGACGACTAAAAATGTTAATGTTTTTAATTACCAGAGGATTGCAAGGAAACCAAAAATGTTTTTAACAAGTTAGTTTAATACTTTAATACTAAATAGCTTTGCAAGTCCCAAAAAGCCCACAACCATGCACCTTTCAGAGCAACTTGACAAAAAGTTTGTGATGCTTCACAATGGAAAAAGTCGAGGAGAAACAATTCTCCTTGTATTAAATATCAGGAGATAACAATGTTAGAAATTAAATATGTTTACAAAACTTTAAATCAAAATGGCGACAGAGTTTTGGAAAGTGTTGCCGAAATCAAATCTAAAAATTATATTAAGTATATTCAAAAAGCTAAAGTATATAACGAAGATATAGCCAATGATTTATACATTGCAGAGGTTAAAGACTTAAGTCAAACACCTAATCATACTACTTGTTTAAAACAAGCAAGGCTACCAAAAACTACGAATGACTTTACTCTTAGAGCAAGAGACTTAAAGTATTCGCAACTTGGAAACAATCCTTGGGATAATCCTTACTTAATTCCAACAATAGAGTTTTAATATGATATTAGATACAACAGTTTTAACAGAGTTTGAATTAGATCAAATTGAAGAACAAGATATTCAAACTTTTTGTAAAGAAATTGAGTGTTGCGTGAGTGAACTTGACAGGTCTTCCCATGCCATGCTACAATCTAAAAAGTCTAGGGAGATAGCGAAGCAGTAGTTTAACTATATTTTATAGTTTCTTTATAGATACTATACAATAGTTTTATTATTTCTTTACTATTTCTTTGTAAAGCTAAATAGTATTTGGATAAGCATTCAAAGAGCCTATATAAATTTAGGATACAATAATTATACTTGCTTATCAAGGGACATGGAGAAACACCAGCGTAAAGATTATACAAAATAACCTGCATGAAACTCCCCCGAACCATACAGACATCATTGCGATTGTATGTGTAAATTCCCAGTTGCTAGTTGATGGGTACAAATAACTAGCACCTTTATTAACCTTGTAGTTCTTTGGAACTATACTAAACTATGGAGATAGTAATATGGCTAAATTAATTTATAGCAGAAATGGTAGCGAGACTACTGAAAGTATTGATAACGCATCACCTCAAGTGAGATGGATATGGAAACAATCTCACAGATTTGGTGCTAACATTGTAAGAGTTAGAGCAGAGGAACTGCGATATGGTAAAAGTACAGGTAAAACATTTGATGCTTTTCATCATGGTAGAGTATCAGTCTACAAGCAAAAAGACACTGTTCATCCTAATAATTCTTTATATTTTGCTAGAAAAATACCTCTTACTAAAGTAAACAAAGGAATGCAAATTCTTGAAATTCATACTAACATAGATGTTCAAGGAACTCTTGATACTATTACAGGTATTAAATACTATGCAGAGACTTCTTTCTTTGAAAGACTTTGGAATCGTATTAGATATGGTACTCCCATGTCTATCAATTCTTAGTTAGCGTAAGGAATAACTAGGAAAGTGTTGACAGGCACTATAAAAACCGATAGTTATGTTGCTGTTGGAGGAGTTGGTAGTTATCTTCGGAACTAAAAAACTACCACATATTTTAACGCTAATATTTATGGAGATATATTATGGCACAGATGAGAGTAAAAGACCAAGACTTAGTTGTAGAACAGGTTGTAAGTAAAATTGAAGCTGAGAAACTTAATAAGTTTAAGGCTCGTAAAGATGTTCAAGCAGTTCAATCTGATGTTGAAGCAAGGATTGAAGTAATTTCAAGACTTGTAGAACAATACAGAGAGCTTGAAGAAACTATTAAAGCTGAACAAAAAGAACTAAAAGATTTAGTCCAAGCATTTCAAAAATCTAATGGTTTTGAATATAGTTCTTATGCTACTAAACAAGGCATATGGTTAGACAATATTTCAACATATGGTGTTTCAATCCCTGAATTAAAAATTGTATGGCAACTACCTTATACAACAAAGCATGAGATGACTACTAAACTCAGACTTCAAACTATAAGTGGAGACTTTGATGTCTACAAACTTATTGAGGAGTTGACAGCAGAATTTTCTAGTTAACCTAGGTGTAGTTTTGGCAGTTTACTACAACACAAAACTGTCATTTAATTTTTTAGGAGATAAATATGCAAACTATATATCAAATCGTTGAAGAGGTATGCTTGAGAGACTTTCCAATTCTTGGAAGACTATCTGAAGCACAGCAAAATAAATTTATTGACAACATCTATCAAGATGTATTGTTAGGTGATAATCCTTCTGAGATTGCAGAGCATGAACTGTATGATTACATTGAAGAGTTTATTTTAAAGTCTATTATAAAAATGTTAATATCTTTGGAGGAGAGACAAGATGCCTAAATATAATTTGCTATCAAGTGGTAGCACCAAGATTGAAAAGA